AAGAAAGAGCGGCAAGAGAAGGAACGTTTATGGCAGGAAGCCTGGTTAGCGGCTAACTCCAAGTGGGGACAGGGTTGGGACGAGATGCAGAACTTCAAGTCCCGAAGGTTTTTCCCTTTGTCAGCTCAGGCTATTGAATCGGTTTCCTCTCAGCTCGTTCAAGGCGTGATGCCGCACGATGACTGGTTCACCATTTATGGACGCACACCGGATAAGGATGCACAGGGGACACTCCTCCAAGCCTTGATGAAGTGGCAGCATTGGAAAATGAATTTTCGGGATGAGTTTGTAAAGTTTGTTCGCTTGGCGCTTATCTTCGGCAATGTCCCGTGGTGTATGAACTGGGAGACGGTGACGACTAGTGTTCCTGATCGTATGGGATACGCGGGGATGATGGGTGCAGCCAGCGTTACGGGTGAGCCCTTGCCTACCGAGATGCCGCTTAAGCAGGTGCGATCTTATGATGGCCCCGCTTTTAAGACGTGGAATATCTTTGATTTTGTAATGGATCGTTGGACATCTAATCCAGAGTATGCGTTACGGATTAGACGATCATTCTCTACTTTGGCAGAACTGGAAGAGTTGTCACAGCCGGATGAGTTTGGGTATTCTATTTATAATAATATTGAATCTATTGGGGAACAAACTAGGCACAGGGAGCCTTCGGACGGGCTGATTCGTGATGTCCATTCTGAGAATGGGTTTTTGGATCTTCCTCCTGATGCTGTGGAGCTTCTGGAATGTTGGGGTGATTTCCAGATTAGCGTGGATGGGAAGAAACAGATTTTCCGCAACCACGTCCTCGTGGTGGCCAATCGGACAACAGTTGTTCGGTTTGAACCTAATCCATTTGAGCATGGAAAAATTCCATGGCAAATGTTTGTCCTCCGGCCCAACCCAAATGATGTTTATGGGACAGGGCTTTTGGAGCCTGTTCTTGGCCTCCAGGACATAGCTAATGTGCGTATCAATCAGGTGATTGATGCAAACAATCTAACGCTTAACCCAATGGTTGCGGTACGCCATGATGGGCTATTGGATGCCGAGAACGCCATCAGTATGCCGGGTGCCATCTGGTTTACTATGGATGAGCCAGGTAAGGTTATTCAGCCCCTCCCACTACCCAATCAGACTGCTCTTGGGATGTCTGAGGTTGGTTTTGTTATTTCTCAATTTACAGAAATGACAGGTAGCCTGCGGGCCTTTACTGGGGAAAACTATCAGAAGAGCGCTACAGAGATTGCAGCGATTCAGGGGATGAATAATACGGTTGCTGCGGAGATGGTTCGTAGACTGGAGAGTTCGATTTTGCTCCCCGCTTTGATGGTTCAAGTTCAGTTGAATCAGCAGTTCATGGATGAGGCGGTTTGGGTTCGCGTGACTCAACCTGCGGGGATGGCTAATTATCTGAAGGATCCTGAAACAGGGATGCCTTTGGCCGCTCCTGGTCAAATGGTTCCCCTGAAAGTAGAGCCTCAGGCTATTTGGGGTGAGTGGGACGTGATTCCGGTTGGCGCTAATTGGGTTGCGAACAATCAGCAGAAGATGATGTTGCTCCAGCAGATGACCATACCTTTCATGCAAAACCCAATGTCTTCTCAGTATTTCCGAATGGGTCAGTTTATCAATGCTACCTATGAGATGGCCGGGATTCGTGATGCTTGGAAGTTTATCAAGACAGACGAGGAGGTGATGTTTGAGCAACAGCAGCGCATGGCGATGGAAGCTACTCAGCAGATTGGAGCCCAACGAGTGGGTATCCAGCAAGGGGCAGGCAACGGAGAGAATGAAGGCGGATATGGAGGTGCTCAAGTCGGCCAATCAGGTCCAGGGGTTGTTAGCATGGCTGGAGTTGAAGAGGGACCAAGCATTCCGACAAGTCCTGGACCAAACCAGTTCTCAGGAAGACAGGTTCCGATCAATGGGTAAGATTCAACTGATCGAGGAATTGGCAAAGCTGTTCCTTGATTAAATTCAAAACAAGCCGGTGACGGCGTAAAACATCGGAGGGACAATGAACCAGGATCCAGAAGTGATCCAAAATGAACAGCCGGACATAGAGCCGGTCGAAACGCTAATCGAGGAGGCACCTGCCGTCATTGAACCACAGGCTATCCCATATGATCGCTTCTCTGAAGTGGTTGCCCAAAAGGCCGCTGCTGAGCAACAACTTTCGCTGATGCAACAGCAGATGTGGCAGATGGCCCAAATGGTTCAGCGTCAACAGCAACAGCAGGCCAATTACCCTCCTCCTCCTGATCCTATTGATCCAGAGGTTGCCAAGCTGGTTAGTCCTGTAGTTCAGCAATATGTCGGTCCTCTTCAGGCAGAGGTTCACCGTTTGCACCAGCAAAATGCAGAGCTTCGCGCCCAAACTGAGGCTCAGCAAGCGTGGAACTACGTGGAACGCAGTGTTCCCGACTTGAATGATCTTCAGGCCGATCTTGTGATCTACATCCAACAGCAACCAGCCGAAGTCCAGCAGGCAGTAAGCAAGGATCCCAATTTAATGGTCTTCATGGCCAATCAGGTTCGGACCTTGAAACAAGCGGGGATTCTGGGGAATCAGGCGCAACAGGCCCTCAAGAGTCGTGCTCGCACGGCCACAGGCCAATTTGCTCCTGTTCCTCAGCAGACTCCAAGCAATACACCAGTTGACTATATGTCCTTGTCTCCTGAAGAGTGGGAGCGCAAGCGCTCACAGATTCAGGCAGAGAGGGCCAAACGTGGATACTAACAAGGAGAGATCATGGCGTCTGTGACGACTACTGCGACTCTCAGCGCATTGAGTTCTTATATCATGCGTGAGGGTCTTCCCGTTGCCAAGCCCAAAATTCTTTATGGGCGTTTTGGCGAAAAGGTTAATCTGCCTCAGAAAAATAGCTCTAGCGTAAAATTTCGACGCTATGAGAAATTTGCCCCCACTTCGGGGAGCCAGACGGCGGCTACTATTCGTGCTCTGGTTGAAGGCACCGTTCCTAGTGCTGTCACCCCTAGCATTACGGATGTCACTATTACCGTTGGTCAATATGGTATGTGGGAAGCTTCTTCCGATGTTGCCCGTTGGACTAACGAAGTCGATGTTGATACCAATATTACCAATCGCGTTGTAGAGAACATGGCCGAAACAATGGATATGGTTTATGGCGAATCCTTGATGAGCGGGACCAACGTGTTCCGTCTTACGGATGATGCCGGTGCTGTGTCTGGTTCGGCTATTACGGATGTTGACGGCGCCTTGAATTATGCGGCGCTCAACAAGGCTATTCGCAATTTAAAGGGCTACAACGCCGAATATTACAAGCAAATGGTGAGTGCCAGCACGAAGATTGGCACTACGGCTGTTCGGCCTTCTTATATTGCCATCATTCATCCGGATGCGGAGTATGATCTTGAGAATACGACGCTCAATCCGGGTTACAAGTCCATTTCCGATTATGGTGGTTATGGTGACTTCGAGGAAGGCGAAGTTGGTGCTTATAAGAATATTCGCTTCTGCACTTCGACGCTTGCCAAAATTTACCCCAGTGCTGGCAATTCTGTTTCCTCTTCGGGGCTAAAGACGACAGATTCTTCAAACGTCGATGTCTACAAAACCCTGATTTTTGGCAAAAATGCCTACGCTTGCGTGGATCTTGCCAAGTCGAGCGAAGTTCTCATCAAGAATGGACCCGATAAGACCGATCCTCTCGATCAGTATGGGACGATTGGATGGAAGGCCGCGGGATCCGCTGGAATCCTCAATGAGTATTGGATCCTCCGCATCGAACACGGATGCAAGGCCTAAAGGAGGTGACACATGACTGCTACTGTAGGAACGATTGTATATGGCGATCATCAGACGTTTGCGTCTGTTTTGGTTACTGCCACCACTACTGCTGCGGATACTGCAACAATTGACCTTGGGTTTGTTCCCTCTAAGGTAAAGACTGTTGCGATGACGGGGACGCAGGCTGCGGAACAGTTTGAATGGGTCAATGGTCTTGGCACTGCTTATGGCATCAAGACGCTTACCACGGGTGTCCCTTCGATTGTTAGTTCCAACGGTATTACTGTTTTGGATACCGATTCCACTGTAAAGCCTGGGCGCGTAACTCTTGGGACGGGCGTGCTTCAGGGTAGTGCAGCTATTACTACTGTTCGCGTCTTGGCGTGGCGGTAGGCCAACCGGGGGAGGGGAGGTTCCTCTCCCCCCTTTTTTTAAGGAGCCAACATGGCTAAGGAAAAATCAACGAAGCCAACATTCAAGGGGGATTACTTTTGGGTGACTGTTGGGGAAGTCCCCAACGAGCCTGCTTGGATTCCTGTTTCCCTGGGAGAGTTCCCGCCGATCTCTTTTGAGAGGGGTAGAAGGGTTTGTTTGCCTGTTGAGTATATAAACGTACTCAAGGATTCCAACGAAAACATGCGAACCCATTGCGTGATGATCCCAGGACGTAAGCCGAAATTTATTCAACAGAGATACACGAAATATCCAATGACATTGGAACCAGCTACTGAGCAAGAATGGTTGCTTTTCCGCGAAGCACAGCGGGCTCTAAAGATGCCCGAAACAATCAAAGAACAGGAAACGATTAACTAGGGGTATGAAATGCAGCGTTTCTATGACCAGGTAAGGGACCAATTTGGGAACGCTGTAGAGGGAGCCAGTGTCTCCGTGTACGTTAGTGGCACTTCGACACTGGCTTCTATCTATGATTCGACTTTGGCCACAACCCTTATTGCCAACCCCATTACCACGGGTAGCAATGGAGAGTTTGGATTTGCCGCCAGTGATGGGCGGTATGATATTGAATTGAGTGGAGGCTCGTTTTCCAGCAAAACCTACTATGGGCTTTATCTCTATGATGGGCTTACAGGGACGGCTGGGACGGGAACGGTTACATCGGTTGCCCTTGGTGCTCCAGCTATCTTTAGCGTGTCTGGGAGTCCTGTAACTGGAGCTGGGACGTTGACTTTGGCTCTGGCAACACAAACGGCCAATACGGTTTGGTGTGGCCCCGCTAGTGGCTCTGCGGCTTCTCCAACTTTCCGGGCGTTGACAGCAGACGATATTCCCAATCTTAATCTTACATTTACAGTTCCAGCGATTCTTTCTGTTTCTGGCTCTCCGGCAGATATTGGGGGCACGGTTGCAATTGCCCTGGCTACCCAATCCGCAAACACGGTTCTTTGTGGGCCTGCCAGTGGGGCTGCAACCACTCCGGCGTTTCGGGCTCTTGTGCCTGCCGATGTGCCTACTTTTGTGGCTTCGGGCGCTTCTCATGCTGCGGGGTTAGTTCCAGATCCCCCTTCTACAGCGGGGACCGCAAAGTATTTGAGAGAGGATGCAACTTGGGCTAGGCCAAGTCAGTTATGGATTTGGTCACAAACGGCAGCGGCTGCAATTTCCAGTGTGGCGACAGGGACTGGAACATTTTCTCCGACAGGAGTGGGTTCATTAACCATTCCTGCCAGTACCCTTCAAGTCGGTTCAATCATTAAGATTAGAACTATCTACTATGTTGATCCAGGTGCCACAAGCACGATGACGTTTACGGTTACAATTGGGAGTGATACGTCAACCTCAGAGACTATCAATATGGCGGGATGGGGTCCTGCCAATATCGATTTAACCTGGACGATCGTCGTGGGGGATAGTAGCACTCTGTACAGAGGCGTAGCTGGGGTAGCGGCAGATAACAATATAGCTCACTCTGCAATCGTTATTGGTGCAACAATTCAATCCACGTATGCGGGCTCCATAACGCTTGGGAGTGCAAATACTGTTGCATTTGGTGCAAGCGTTGGGACAGAGGCGTTGGATGCTGCAAGCCTTATGTCTAGCGAGATCACTGTTTCTTATGCCGTCTAGGGGGTATTATGCGCCGCTTTTACGGCATTGTTACAGATACGGATGGGTCTAGAGTTTCAGGGGCAAGCGTCAGTGTAACCAATACATCAGGGGCGCTGGTTAGCATATACAGTCCCAATGATGGGATCACGGGAATAACCAATCCCATTACAACGGGTGGGGATGGTACCTATGGGTTTGCCGCTACGGCGGGAGACTATATCGTTATAGAACGGGGCGGGAACGCTCCTACTCGCCAGATGTATGTCACAATCGACCCTGATGATAATGAGTTTGCACTAGCTCAATTTGTAACCCTTACGGCTAATGCTTCTCTTGATAACGAGCGTGTTCTAACTGTAGACACTACCAAAGGGTTGTCTTTAACAGATGGTGGTGCCGGTAGCACTATAACAGTAGGGTTGAGTCAGGATTTACGGAGTACGGCCTCACCAATTTTTTCCGGATTGACGGTTACGACATTAACCGCCATCGCGGGGCAAATGACCAATGCAAATGTTACCACCTTGACTGCAACAGGTGGAGTATTCACTAATGCAAGTGCCACTACTTTAACTGCTACCACTGGGGATTTTACTGGTGCGACTGTTACCACCTTGACGGCTACTACCGGGAGCTTTACTAATTCGACAGTAAGCAGTCTCACTGCAACTGCATTAACTGCCCCCTCGTTCACTTCTACCACTGCGGCGGTAAATAATCAACTTACCGTTGGGTCATTGACTGGTATCTTGAAGGGCACTACCGGGGTTGTGTCGGCAGCGACAGCCGGAACGGATTATTGCGCTGCAACCACGGGGAGTTCGATTCTTAAAGCGAGCAGTGGGAATACTATGTCTGCAAATTTGGCTGACACTGCACACAATTGTACATTTTCTACCGCTGGTGTTACTACACTCACCCTTCCCACCACGGGGTCTGTGCTAGTGGATGCTGCTTCTGATGGCAGTTATTACTCTAGGAAGGATGGGGTTTGGGCTGCAATACTTCCTGGGGTTGCTGCTCATAACGATTTGGGCACGATTCAGGGTGGGGGGGCTACTGAGCGTTATCATCTTACGGCGGCTCAGCAAACAATTGCCACCCAAGCGGCTTCTGGTTCTCAGGCTGGCTATTTGTCTTCAGCAGATTGGACTACATTTAACAACAAATATGACAGTGGAGACAGTCCTGCATTCGCAGATATCACGGCAACATCTTTGTCTTGTTCGACAGGGACGTTTACAGGGACAACAGTTGGGACTCTTACTGCTACTGCCGCCAACATCTCTAGCATTAGTGGATTTTCGGGATTAACGCTAACCAATTTGACTGTTACTACACTTTCCGTTGCAACGGTTTCTGCTGGTGCAACAATTACTACACCTACAATCACAAAACCGACACTGAACGCAACAAATCCCACTGCACAAACCTATACTCCCGGATCGGGAGAAACGGCAACGCTTGATTGCAGTCTTGGGAATCTTCATTTCATTACCATGCCTGCCGGGAACATAACGGTTGCCCTTAGTAACATCACCAACAATCAATGTATTCTGGTTGCAATCACTCAAGATGGAACAGGGTCCAGGACCGTCACTTGGTTCACTACTATTCGCTGGGCCGGAGGGAGCGCACCAACATTAACCACCACGGGCAGCAAGAGGGATATTTTGGGGTTCATTCGGACAGGTGCAAATACCTATGATGGCTTTGTGATCGGGCAGAACCTATGAGTCTCGGCGGCTTGGAAGTTCGTTACCCAAACACGAGCGCCAACTCTGGCGATGCTTGGTCCACGGACACATCCCCCGCGAATGCTTACGATCTAAATCCAACATCAAGCACAAGCACAAGACAAACCGCAGCAAGCAAGAGTTCCATTAAAGACTACTCCGGTTTCTCTGCTGCATCGCAAACCTACACTGCACTAAAGCTTCGGGTTCGGATCGCCATCACACCACTTACAGACACCACTGTTTACCTGAAGTATTCGACTAACGGGGGTGGTTCGTGGACGACAATCAAGAGCTATACCGCTACGCAGGCGGCTGAAACGGTTGAGCAAGCCTTAACCACTACCCAGGATTTAACGGCTCTTCAGGTCCGGATTCAGGCTGATACGGGTTCCGGCGGAAGCGTCGTCATCATGCTATTAGAGATTGATACCGAGGGCACGTATTCACTTGTTGAGACGCTACGCCCCACTGCGTCTTCAACCTCCGGTGATGCGGCAACAGCCAACACAAACCCCGAATACGCCTATGATGCTGATCTTTATCTTGTCCCGAGTTTTGAACAAGCTGGGCCAGCCAGCAACAAGGACAGTCAAATTAATTACACAACTTGGGAATCTAAGACAAAAACATACACATCCCTAACGCTTAAAACTCGGCACACGGTAACAACGTGCGTTACGGGGGCTACCGTCTATTTTGACTACTCCACCAATGGAGGGTCGTCCTGGACCAACCTTGCCACCTATACCGCAGCGCAAACATCGGGCGTCGAAACCTCAACATCCCTAAGCACGTCGCAAGATTTGTCGCAACTCCAGGTTAGGGTCCGGCTGGTCGTGCCATCAGGTCTTACAGCTCGGGCGCGGCTCCACGAAGTATGGACAGAAGGAGCATATGTTGAATCGAGCGCAGCTCAATCTGCATTTTTCTTGAATTTTGTTTAGGGGGGAGCATGTTGGTGGTGGGCGTAGATGGTTTTGAAACTGCTCGTGTAGCAATCGAAGGTGGATTATTGGCCGTGGTTGCATGGTTTCTTCGCTCATATGCTTCTTCGGTGAAAGAACAGTTCAGCAAGACTAATGCTTCTATTGAAAACTTATCTTCCGAAGTTCGGCTTTGGTCTATGGAATTAATCAAGATGCGATTCTATATGTTAGAGACTTTCCCGACCAAGGGAGAGTGCAGGGACCATAGAGAAATGCTAGATTCGCGGTTGAGCAGAATAGAGGAGGGATAATATGTCCATTGTTGTTGTAAGTGGTGGTGCAGTAACTCCAAACCTGCTCACGTTGGTTAATCGAGTACGGAATGAGTGTGGCATTGAGTCTGTGGCTTCCAGTGCGGCGACGTATGATCTCCGCTGCGTGGTAACTGCCGATGCGATCAATGATGCTCTTTCTTATATCAACGACGCCCACAGATGGCCCTGGCAGGTGAGGTTGACCTATATCCCGTTAGTGGCTGGGACATATGAGTATTCCCTACCCGCAGATTTTGGACGACTTTGTACTGCACCCAAATATGATCAAGTGATTCTCCGTGAGATGAGCATTGAGGAGTGGGAAAGACTGGTAGATAACACATTGGCTCCCAACTCTGGACCGTCTTACTTTAATATTAACCAGGGGTATATCAGGCTTTACCCAACTCCAACCTCGTCTTTCTTGACCAATACTACTACGCAGTTGCCTTATCAGTATTACAAGAACGTAGACACACCACTGGTTGATGATTCTGATGCCCCCGATGTACCTTATGAACTTACCAAATATATTGTAAGATATGCTGTATCCAGGCTTAAGAAACACCTCCAGGATGGAGATTGGGTAGCGGAACATCAGGAAGCGGAACGCATGTTGATGGATAGTGTTCGTACTTCCCGCAAGGGGCGCAATCCGCCGCAAATTCGTAATATGTATGAACCTTTTAACAAGTGGTGAGTCATGGCAGGCTATCGGACAACCCAGGCCCCAAATTTTCAAAACTTTGGTGGTATTAACACCAAGGCCAGTTTGGTTACGCTGTCCGAAACAGAAGCCAGCGACATCACTAATTTTAACATTGGCCCCGGCGGTGAATTAACGAGGCGGAACGGGTGCGTTCTCCAACATGCATTTGGGACTCCGGTGCAGTGGTTTGGCTCAGTAGTTACTACAGCAGGCACAGAATATTTTGTTGCAGTGGTAAACAATCACATTTATGAAGCCACTTCACCCAGTGGGACGTGGACAGATCGAACGGGAGTGGCCGTAACCATTACCGAGTCTACCAAGCCCTGGATTGGTGTTTCATGGTTGGGGAAAATTGTCCTTTTTAATGGAACGGACAAGCCCATTGTTTACACTCCAAACAGCAACGTGCAAACACTAGAAACATACGCAACGCTTTCCGCTCCTTCTAGTGTGGCGGTTGCTACCACGGGGACTATTGCGGCGGTAGCAGGATCGAAAAACTATGGCTTCCTCATTTCTGCGGTGACAGCACGCGGGGAAACTGGTTACTCATCAGGTGCCGTGGTTTCTACGGACAGAGACATTACTCTTGTTGATGCTGAGAATTATGTGACTGTTTCTTGGGCCGCTGTCGAGAACGCGCAGTCTTATAAGATATATCGCAGCAAGAACGTATTTGAAACCGGGTTCTATCCGGTGGCTTCTGACGATTGGTGTTTGGTAACAGAGTTGCCATCATCCTCGCTGTTGTATAACTATCTCTACGATGGTTACGATACAGCAACTTGTGCGGGCTATACGAATACCGCATTGAATACTCCGGCTGATTGGGATACCAATGGTCAGCCTCAGGGTGGTATTGTAGTGGGATTGGGGCGAGAAGAGAGGATGTTTGTCTGGCGCGATAACATCTGCTGGGCCTCTGCTCTTGCCTCAATGCAGGATTGGTTTACGAGTGGAAGCGCGTTTGCCTTTTCCTTTTCTGGTGGACAGGACAATAATATTAAGGCTGCTGCCAGCCTCCATGATCTCACAGTGTTTTTTAGTCGAACCAATGGGTTCTATTATTCTGGTTCAGGTGTCGCGGATTGGTCCCTGACGCGACTTACCGATGTAGGTTGTATCAGCCAACAAAGCATCGTTCCGGTGGGAGGGGAACTCTATCTATGGGCTTGGTATGGGCCTACAACGCTACGGCGCATTTTGGCCGGTGCCGATGTTTCGGCCACCTCATTGTCCACCTCTGTTCAAACCCTAGTATTTGGGGCTTCTAGGGCTAATTGGGGGCATATTTGCGGGTACTATGATCCTAGCACCTCTAGGGTGGTCTGGTCGTATCCCGCAGGAGGCGCAACAAACAACTCTTGCCTGGTCTATCAAATGGATGTCCAGGGGTGGACCAAGTATGATGCTTGGAATAGTCGGTTTGCCAAGGTGGATTCAACGGGTGCAGTATATGCGTTGTTTGAAGATGGCAATTTAATGAGACTGGATACCGGAACAACGGATAACGGTTCAGCCATTACTGCAACTTATATTACACCCTGGTTTGATCTCCGCTCCTGGAACCCTAAAAAGAAGATCCCCTATGTTGACGTTACGGTGGATAACCAAGGGGGTAGCTATACTGTTGGGGTGGCTTATTCTTGGGAGTATGGGGCTGGCCCCAGTGAAAGCATCACGCTCGCATACGATTCTGGAACCACTGCTTGCACCACTAACAGCCTCACGGTTGACAAGAGCCAGCGGGGCACTTTTGCCAACATACACCGAATCTACACAAAAGGAATGGGACGCGCCTTCCGGTTAACCTTCACGGCAAGCACAGCTTCTCAGACCGTGAAGTGTCTTGGCTGGCGCCCTCAGGCCGTTCTTGTGGGGAGCCGAAACTAAATGCTCAAACTCACCTTTGTTCAGCAGATAAATGGTCAGGATCTTTACAGCCTGTTGGATCATTACCGTTGTTTGCCCCGTAGTTTGGCAAACTCTCCATTAGCTTGCGATGCGATTGCAGCACAGACGCGGACATGGACGATTGATACGGACAAAGAAAGTGTGTTACTGGGGCTAGAGCACTATTCGGGCGAGCCTGGTGTAATGAGTTTGAGACTCTTTACGCTCCAGCGGGAGGTTAATCAACACGAGGAGCATCTCCGGGAATTAGCTAGGGTATTCCACGATGGATGGTTCCACAAGGCATGTCTACATCGTGTAGAAGCGGTGATCCCCGCTTCGCGTGTTGGGGCCAGGCGATGTTTGAAATGGTTAGGTTTCCAACAAGAAACTTATCACGGACAGGGGCGTCAGGGCTGTCGTAAGGCCATGGATTTTGGGAAGGGGCCGGAGGATTGTTTGGTGTTTGGGCTCTTAGAAGAAGACCCGAAGCCATGGGAAAGCCACACCCCAATATCGGTAGAGGTGGCGAATGGATGAGACATTAAAAAAGTTCCTTCCTTTCGATGTGGATAAGTATCATATCACAAGGGAAAAGATCCTTGCATTTGAACGGCTTATTGCCCAATGTCCTCAGGAAGAAATCCCCTTACAACATCACTTTTCTACGGGATTGTATGCTAGGCAGATTACCATTCCACCAGGGATGGTTTTGGTTGGGAAGATTCACAAGCATCCTCATATAAATATTGTTAATGGTGATATTTCAGTGGTGACAGAAGATGGGATTCGTCGCATTACTGGTTTCGCCGTTATCGAATCCCCAGCAGGCGTAAAGAGAGCAGGTTACACGCATGCAGAGACAGTATGGATTACAGTTCATGCCACGGAAGAAACGGATTTAGAGAAGATTGAAGAGCATTTTATTGCTCCTTCATACGAAGAGTTTGATGCACTAAAGATCAAGCCCCTTGTCGAAGACTTTGTTTCCTGGAACGGGAAGGAAACAATGCCATCGCTGGGCCTTGAAATGGAGGAGAACCCATGAGTTGGGTAAGTGTAGCAGCAACAGCTATCTCTGCTTATGGCGCCTATGATGCCAATCAAAAGGCGAAGAAGCAGCAGCAAGCCATGATGAATCAGGCGCAATCACAACAGCCGCCGACACTGCCCAACCCTTCACTTCCGCCCGGATATTTCGATACAGAGGGCGGCGGTTACATGTATGGTGGTAATAATAATTAC